CCTCGAGAGCGTACACCTTCTCGGCCGCTAACTTCGAACCCCCGGCAGCGATTGCCGCATCACGCGCCTTGGCGAGGTCATAGATCTGACCCTCGACGGTCGTGTGGCTGAGCTTGTAGAGTTGGTCATTCAAGTCCGTATTGAGTTGAAGGATTTTCGCGGCTTCCTCAGCCGTCTTTTTGGTGACAGCCTCAGTCAATTTAGCCGACACGGCGGCGGCTTCCTTATAGGCTGCAGCCTTGGCAACCTTTACCCACTCGGCTACTTGAACCTCATTCTTTCCGGCGGCGAGGTCTGCTTTAGCTTGAACATCTATAGCGTAAAGGGCGTTCTGCAGTTTCGTGTGAGTCAGGTCGTAAATCTTCTTTGCCAAATCCGCATCCGACGCAACTGTTGCGGCGTTGGTGGCCACCGTTTTTGCATATTTGTCTTGTTGTTCCTTGGCATATGCTGCCGATGTCGCATTGCGTGAGGCAAGGGCGTCCCTCGCCAATTGATCATTCTGCTGTTTGATCGCATCGACATATTTTTGATGCCCCGCCACGCGTGAAGCGTACCAAGCTGTTGGATCCTGCCCGGCGTCAGTCATCTGCGTCCCAGTTACATTTGTCACCCTATCATATTCGGCCATTCCCTCCATGGTCAGAGAGTTCAAGAGCGCCCTTTCCTGGTTCAGCTTCTCTATCAGGTACACAACGCCTGCCGCCAAGGTTGCAACAGCTCCGATAATCAACGCAATCGGGCCAAGGGCCGCAATCGAAGCAGCAGAACCGAAGAGTTTAATTGCGGTAGCGGCAAGAGTGACATAGGTTTCAACACCCTTGAAGGCCAGGAACGCTCCGACAACCCCGCCTATAATGGCAACAAGTGGTTGCCAGTGCTGACCAATAAAATCAGCGATATTCACGAGCCATTCGAAGACTGTCTTGGCACCGTTGAAGAACACCATGATTGCATTCCCGACGTCGGTAGCCCACCGTTGCAGCGAACCGTTGGCCTTCCATTCTTCGACTTTCGCCAACACAGCAGTAATGCCCTGCTTGACGAAATCAAACAGACTACCAGCCCGGACCGTCCCATCATCCGCAAATCCGGCAATAGTCCTCAGGATGTCCTCGCCCGTGTCCTTCATGCCCTTGATGAGACCGCCAAGCGAGTTGGCTTGCAATTCTGCCCCAGCCTTGAACCGTTTGTCCATGAGGGAGAGCAGGGCAGCGCTATAAGCCGCCTCGTTGATGATCGTGCCCTTTTGGTTTGCGATCTGGATGCCCTGTTCCGTTGCCGCGCCCTCTGCAAGCACTGCGGCTTTCGTGATACCATACGAGGCCAGAGCCTTCACTCGACCTTGTAGGAAACCTCCAAAAGCGGCAGCAGCAGCTTCAACATCGCCGTTCGTCGCAGCGGCCATGTCGGCCACTTGGGGAAGTACCGTCTTGGCATCTTGGCCAAACTTTGTCAAAGCAACGGTAGCAGCAAGCAACTGGTCATCGCTGAATGGCGTCTTAGAAGCCAGGTTCAGTGCAGATGCGACCGCCTCGCCCGCTGCCTTGCTACTGCCCATGAGCGTCGTGAGCGACATCCGGTATTTCTCGATTATTTGCCCGGAAGCCAGGGCAGCAGTCCCGCCAGCAACGAAGGCACCAATAATCGCGGTCCCGACCACCTTGATGGCGCGGCCAATGGCATCAAAGCCAGGCGATAGAAGTTTTACGTCATTCGAAAAGCCCTTAAGTTGAGTCGAGGCCTTTTTGAGGTTCGATTCAAACTCAGCGGTGTTTGCGCCTATACTGACTATGAGCTTTGCGAGCGTGGCCATTTAGTTCACAACCCTTTTGCCATGAAACCCGTCAACGATCATGTCCACCATGGCGAGCATCTGCTCCGGTGTCTGTTCGTGTTTCACCACTGGTTGATCGTAGAGCAGGAAATCTTTCATCTCGGCAGCCTGACTTTCCGGAGACCGCTGTAGGTTGCATAAGACCGAACATATCTTTGCCGACTGATAGTCATCAGCGACTTCCCTTCTGTGTTCGCGGCTATCATATGCGAGCCAAAGCGATTGCCATTCGAGCGGTGTGCAACTTAAGAATTCGTCGGAGGTAAGTCCGAAGGTGGAGCGGGCAATTCCCCAGAGCTCGACAGCGGTGGGCTCGGGGTCGTTACGTTTTTTGGGTCGTTCTCCGTATCCTTTCCGACCTTCATCGCATGCAAGGCATAGACTTGTACGAGCAAAACCATAAGTTGCGGGAAAGCATCCAGGTCCAACTGTGTATTCATGTCCTCATAGGTCAATTCGCCCGGGAGTGGGACATCCTTCTTGCCTTGTGGCCGGTTTGTGATGTCTTCCCAGTGAGCCAGGCAATAGACCGCAGCTATCACGTCCGGGACCATATCTGCGACATCGATCTTATCTTTGGCGTCCAGGAGCGAGTCAGGATCAACGACTTCATCCGCCGGCAACTGCTCGACAGGAACGCCAAGCGCCTCAGCGTGCGCGTCATTCACCCGTTTGGCTGCCATACCTGCTGACAGTTGATGCTGCAGCAGCCTGATCAGATCATCGAGCCGCTTGTGCGTAATTGTTTTGTACCACCCTGGGGAAGCCAACACCAATCTCAGGCGACGTGTTTTGCCAAGAATCTCTGTTTCTACGCTCGGAACCGTTGTAAAGTCCATATTCCTCCTATGTGCGGGGCAGGGGATTGGCCTGCCCCCGATGTTGATACTGGTTGTTATCGCCAGTCTGTTTATAGGTTATTCGGCAGCAGGACGCAGGACGTGAACCGTGTAGACCCTTGCCACGTGGCCTGTCTCCTTAACACTGATGGACAGGTCGGTAATCGTCCCTGCTGCTCCGAGAGCAATCGCGCTGGATGCCACGGTGGAAGTGAGGACTTGCGTTCCAACAGGAGTCGTAAGCGTAATCACCCCTGTCGCTGTGACCGCGACCGTGACCGATGTTGCTCCTGTGAGCTGCGTGTTGACATACTCATAGGTTCCCACCGCCACAGTAGGCGCGGTAACACCGGCTGCGTTGAAGGTCATCACGGTCATGCCGTCAGAGAGGGTCTGGTTGAGGGTAACGGCTCCGGACACCTTCATGGTGGTTTCGAGTTGGACCGCGTCACCCTTTGCAGTGAATGGTGAGATGCCACATTTCAGGACAACCACCGAGAAGCTGAAGCTGCAGCCCCATGCCGTCGGAAACACGAGCGTGTAGGCATGAACCAAGCCGTCTGCCTGATCTGCCAGGAGCAGGGCCTGGCCAGGGTCATTGGCAATATAGTTGCAGGTAATCTTGACGTCATCAGAGCTGCGCATGCCTCCGATGAACTCTGCCATGCGTCCGACAGAGTCATGGTTCGTGACGTCGATCGTCTCACTGTTGAATGTTGGCGGGGTGAGGGAAGTGATTTCTGCAATGGGAGTAACGCCCCGGAGCAGACTTACACCAAAACTGGTTAGCGCTTGTGAACCCATATGAGCCTCCTAGGCTGTGTGCTGGATTACAAAGTCGGTGATCGTGGCGAATGGACCGGTTGCCGAGTCATAGAGAGAAATGACGTTCTCAATCATGACCGACTGGATCTCGGCATTCGCCGCCGGCCATGCTGTCAGTGCTGCTACCACCTGCGTGTTGATAGCCTTCGCTGCCGCAAGCGACGCGGCGTATGAGGATACTTGGACGCGCGGGTGTCGAAGAGTAACCAATCCGTCGTGCGCGTAATCGGGAAGATCGTCGATCGTCTGATAGACCACGTAGGGAGTCAAGATTCCCTGTGTGATCGTCACTGCCGCGATATGTGTCGCCGGAACAAGCGCGATAAGCGGTGCAAAGCTGGAAAGCCGAGTGAAGATCGCGGCGTCGAGGTCCGTCATAGCTTGATACCTTCGAGTTCCTCATTGAGCGCAGCAACAAAGATATCGATGAGTTTTTCTTTCTCTACGTCCATCGTCGGACGCATCATGGGGTGCGCCGGTGTTGTCGGAAAGCCGAACTCCTGGGCCATCGCCACAGCGGTCTTGCTCTTGTTGGGTCCAACGTCGACCTCGCTGTTGCCATCACGTTTACGGATATTGCTCGCCATGAAGCTGTTCTTGAGGCGGTGCGCCGGATGGTCCTTTCCGACGTAGGTCGCCCGCTCGATCTTCACGACCAGATAGGCGGCCGCATCTTTCAGGGCATTGTTGATCTTGGACTTGGCGACGCGCTCCGACAAGGTTTTCAGTTTGGCGTCGCAGTTCTCAAGTCCACTGATCTGGATCGTGATTTTGTCGCTCATGCGTTCAGCTCCGAGCACATAAGTTCGAGCGACGAATGCTCCATTGCGGGGTCGATGAGGTAGAGAATGATGTAGGTGTGCGTCCCATAGACTACCTGCATGTTCTCTTCAACGGTCGCAAGGTAGCGAATCGTGACTTTCAGGGTGATCTCACTTTGGGCCTGCTTGGCTGCAAACAGCGCCCGCCCCGTGAGGGGTTCCACAGCAGCCCACACCGTCGCCAGGGTCGTGAATCCCACGACAGGCTGCCCGTAGGCGTCCTGCGTCGTAGAGGGGTATTGGATCACGACCCTGCGGTTCAGGCGGCTGCTATCCATCAGAGTGACCAGCGATACAGGTTCAAGAGAGCTTCAACGGCGTGCGGAAGAGCTGCTATCGTAGCCCGCGTGCCGGTAATGATCGCGCCTCGTTCATCATGCCAGTCTTTGATGAGCAGGAGCATGGCCTGAGTCAGTGGAGCAGGTACCGCGGCGACCGTCCCATAAACTGTCGCAAAGTTAATCCTAGGTGGAAAGGCGGGGAGCGTTGAAAATGCTACTGCGCCCGCTGTGACGGTATAGGTGGCCGGTGAAATGACATGTAGAACACTACTGCCGTCCACGTAGGTGACGGACGACACGGTAAGCGTCTCCGTCGGTGCACCATACCCGGCGGTAAACGTGATGGTGATCGGATAGCCGACTGCTGCAACCTCCGGCCAGCTGAAGGTCGATGATGGTTCGATGGTCCCAGGGTCGCCCGGCGTGACAACGTACTCAGTCGCGGGCAGCGTGTGGGGGACGTTACTTGCGTCCAGGTAGGTAATGGACACGACTGACTGAAGCGGGGGCCTCGGCATGACGACCTTGGTACCCCACGCATTGCGTGACATCCTGCTCCACGCGCCCCTGAACAGACTCATCCAACTAATGTGCTGCCAGGTCCAGGTCTGCGTGACCAGCGCCCGTCCCGTAGTCTCTTCGACATATACGCGGGCTGCCGTGATCAGGGCGCCAATGGAGGCGTCCTCGTCGGCCGTCTCTACCCGTGCCTGTGCCTTACCCTGGACCAGCGTGACCGGTTCGACGGCGGGCGGCACTGAAAGCAGCAGGATGTCGTCCATGGTTTATGCGCCCGCTAGGACAGCTTTCGCGGCAGCCGCGATGAGCGGATCCTTCTCTTGCTTATTGGCAAGATACTCGAGGTACTCGGGATCCTGCGCCTTGATCTGCGCGAGTGTGAGTGGCTTCTCTTTGTACTCGCCGTTGTGGTACTTCCCGAAGCCCGGAACGAGATCACCGGGGTTCTCAGGAGTGTCCACGTCCTCGGTCCGCATTTCAGTTGGAGAGACGACCGCTGTTTCCGCTCTTGGAAGCACGGTTGCCTCAGCAGGATGGAACATAGCGGTCTCGACGGGCACAGCAGCATGCCCTGCTACCCACGCCCGCGCGAGTCTTTCCGGCACATCGACGGTCGTCCCAGCGTGAAAGACCCCCTGGGGACCGGCAGCCGTCGTAATCATTCGCACCAGCACGTCAGCCTCCAATCAGGGCGTAGAACTTGCCCGACTTCGCATTCCCGCCGGCAGCAAGAACGAACTTCAGCCGGTCGTTGGCGATACAGACGGATTCTCTGATAGCTTGACCTGCCGCAATAAACACGGCAGCTGCGCCCGCGGTGTCATGGATGCCCGAACGTGGATAGACCACAGTCGCTGCGTTCATGTCCGTGAGTGTTACAATTGCTTCGCCCGTGCCTTCGACCGTTACAACGAGATCCACGCCGTCGGCATAGTCGGTCTTGGCATAGCGGATCGCCAGGACCCGGCCGGACACCACGGGCGAATAACCCGTGGCCGCTCCCTCGGCATCCGTCGTTACAATCCCTGTATCAACCCACTGAGCAAACAACTTGGCCTCCTACCTAGTAGGTAGCCCAAGCATCTGCGAGCTGGGTATAGACCGAAGGGTCTGCGTTGGAACGATAGACGCAGCCTACATGACTGAACTTGTTTGCTCCATCAATGGCGCTGAGACCTCCAGCGAGGATGACCGTGTTCTGCAAGTAGATTTCTGAGGCAATCGCTCCCACAGAAGAGAGGCCTCCCATCAGTGCAGAGTTCTTGATGCGGCACCGGTCTCCCGTATTTGCGGCAACAAGACTGAAGAGACCCGCAATCTCGTCAATTCCATCAGCATAGATGCGGATGGCCTGTCCAGCGGTCGTGTGCGACATGACGATTGTCCCATATACCTCTGGACTCGTGGAGACGTTGGCGAGGTACAGCATCAGCTTCTTCGTCATGTGCGCGTTGTCGATGAGAATGGCACCGTTGTTTGCCTGTATGGCGGAGACAAGGACGTTCTCGAGGGCAAGCTGGAACGTAGCAGCCGTATACGTTGGATTGATGTTGACGACGCCCGTCGTGCTCAGTGGGGAACTGACAGTGACCATCCCCAGTTTGCCGAGACCGATGACACGAAGGCCATTGAGGTTCGGCCACGTGACAACTGCTGGTTCGACATAACTCCCGGGCAGCATGTAGATAGCCAGACGGGTAGCACTTGCAAGAGACATTGCCTTCGTCAGGGTCGCTACCGGGCTCAACCACGAACCGGTGCCCGTCGTATCAGAACCATCCGGAGCAACAACGGTGATCTGAGAGTTCGGTAGGTCAATGGAGGCGCCCGCCTCAAGAACCAGCCGATCGGGCCCCTCCTTATGCATTAGTGCTGTGTATCCCATTGGATCCTCCAGATGGGGGCGTTCTTCGCGCCCCCGATAGATGGTGAGTTAGACGGCGGCCGCGGGAGAGATGACCACGGACGAAGCCATCACGCCCGTTGTCGCTGCCAACTGCACAGCCGGCAGATTCCGAGGCGTGCGAATGACCTCGACGCCGCAGAGCACGGCGTTGGCCCCACCCAGCGTGACGGTGAACTTGATGTACCGCTTGGACGGGTTCTTGACTTCGAGGCAAACCAGGAAGTCCGAGATCGGATTGGCAGCTGGCTCGGTGTACACCAGTTCGCCCGCGTACTCGGTCGCAGCAGTTCCCGCGACGTCTCCACCCAGGGCCTCGATCTTGATGGTACCGTTGGCCAGGCCGGTTCCGACGTGCACGATGCACAGTGCGCTATCGCAGTCGGCCATATCCAGGACAGACGTCGAATGAGCGGCCTGTCCGGCGGCGTTGTATCCGACTTCGGCGGTGATGAGCTTGTTGTTCAGGACTGAGTTTTCCACATCAGCCTCCTTATGAAGCCGCGAGCTTGATGCGCGCGAACGCTTCGGGCTGGGTCGGCTTGCCGTCTGACCACATGGTCATCAGCATCTCGACCATCCCTTCCTCGGCGTAGAGCTCGCGCAGGATCTGCAGCTCGATACCCTGGGAATCGACAATGCGATACCCCTGGTTCCAGTCGGCGAGCATGCCGACGTACTGACTGGCTGAGAACGTGTCCGGCACGTACGCCGACTCGTCGACGCCATGACCAAGGAGCGTGTCCGGGTCCCCGGCAACGATGGAAGTCTGCCAGATGTAGCGGCCCTCACCGTCCTTCATCTTTGAGATACCGAGCACGGCTTCCGTCGAGAAGAGCCACCGCGCAACCTTGCGATGAATGGGCGACAGGTGATACAGGGCACTCTTCAGACCGTCGATGGTGATGGCGGTGGCGGTATTGCCGCTGGAGAAGTCGCGGTCGGTATCGATACCGTCCGCGGAAACAGTGAACACGCCGAGTGGCTGGGCAGACCCTGTTCCCAGGAGATATGCCTGCTCCATCGTGATCGCCAGGACGTAGTCCAGCTCTTCACGCACAACAGCGTCGATGTCGATGGCCGAATTCCGCTGCAGCGTGGTACTGATCTGAACTGCCTTCTGCAGCTTGTTCGGGGTCAGTTTGACCAACCCGAACTTGAGAGCGGTGTCCTTGGTGGCCTTGCCGACCTCGGACGTCCACTCGGCGTTCGTCATGCGAGCCGTCTTCTTCGGGAAGACGACCGTGCTCGTACCGGCGATGGTGCTCTTGGCAGCGAACTGACGCACGAAGACCAGGTTATTGGCTCCCTGGATCAGCTCCGCCCTGAACAGGTCGGGTACGAAATACCCGCCATCCGGCTCGCTGCTCTGCGTCAGGGCACGTGCCTCTGGCTCCAGAAGGTGCCCGCTGCGCAGGAACTTCGTGAATGCGGCGCGCGCCTCGGTGTTCTCAGGCTTCGCCTCTCTGTTGCTGGGATCGTCCTTGCCGGCGACGACCGTGGGGACCGGGATACGCAGTTCAGCCTCGAGGGCCTGCTGCTTGCGTTCGGTCTCGATCCTCGCCTGGATAGCTGCTGCGTCGGTGTAGATCGTCCGGTACTGGGCGTCTTCCTCTGCGGTTGGCGTCCGCTTCTCTACATCGGCCTTGTCGAGGATCGCTCGACCCTGGCCGATGAGGCCGGCTCGCTTCTGAGCGAGCTCATTCAATTCTGTCACTGTAAGCATATTTACTCCTCTCGAGGCGTTTAGCCCTCGAGTTCCAGCAATGCGAGCCGCTTGCGGAGCGACTCATTAGCCGAGACATAGTCAGGTGTCGGTGGTACTATCGGTTCCGAGTGTCCCTCCTGGGACGGCTCGATTGCCTTTGTTGGGGGTGTTGCCTTCCGGTGCTCCGTCAGGACACTCTCCGCAGAACGCGCCGAGATGTCCGTCGTGGGGTACGCCGGATAGGTGACGGGAGAGATATCGCGCAGTCTCACTTCTTTCAGCGTCCGGATGGGATTCTGCGGATCTTCCTCATTCCACTCTTCCTTCAGGACGTCGAAGGCGAAGCTCATCTGATCCACGTCGCCCCGCTTCACAAGGATGACGAGATCATTCCCTGCGGTCGTTGGTGCTACGTCGATGTCTGTGAACAGCCCTGTATCATCTGTCGAGAGCTTCAGCGTTCCGGAGGTCGTGCGCGCCAGGACGATGTTCGGGTCGTGGTTGAACAGGGCCTTGACATCGGCATGGTCGGCCAGCGTCTTGTCGAATGCTCCCCTGGCGATCTTCTCCCGGAACCATCCACCAATGTCGGCCAGCGTCTCAAATACCGCGGCATGCCCGGCCAGGCGATTGCTGCTATCCTCAGCCCTCCGTACCTCGAAACTGAACGTCCTGTACTCCAATTCTGCTGTCTTAGTCATGATGGACCTCCATGATCTGCGCCTCGACTGCGTTCATAATCTCTGTCGCAGTCGCCGCCGGCGAATACTGCGCCCGCTCGGCGTACCAACTCTCGAGAGCGTGGAGTGCATCCTTTCCCTCGAGCTGCGCCCGCTGCACACAGGCGGTCACCTGAGCCACGACTGACAGGCCGTATTGTCTTGCCTGGACTTGCGCGAAGGTCTGTACCGTCTGGTCGTCCACGTTATTACCATTACCGATTGCACGGAGTTGTGCTTGTATGGGCACTGCAAGCCGCTCTGTGACGAATGTTGCGAGTGATGTGGTGGTGTAATTTGTCAACCAGCTCTCGAAGCCTGCAACGTCACTCCGTGCAAGGGACTTTCGCGCTTCTGTCAGAATGTCGGCAGATTCCCTTCTACGGATATGGTCACAGGCATCCGCAAACACCGGGGCGACGATGGACCTCGCCGGAGCCGGGACGGCGATCTGCCCGGCCGGGATCATGTTCATGGGGGTCAGATAGAGCGCGCCCTTCCCGTCCGGTATTGGGTTCATGTCCTCAAGTTCGCGGACGTCGTCAGCAGAGAACCAGCCCCACTGACGCGCGACGGCATACGCGGCGTACCTGGACGGCGTATCGCCCCGCATGAACCCATCCATTTTGAACTTGACGAAATACTTGTAGGTTGGGAAGAGGGAACGGTTGTAGCCTTGTTCAAAGCGAACGGCCCACGGCATCAACGAATAAATGCCGAATTGCAGCCCGAGGTTCTCTACGTTCGAGTAGGTAGCATGTGTCATGTCGCCGATGAGGTGTGCCGGCACGCGGAACCATCCGGCAATCTCAGACCGTTCATATTCCCTGGTCGCCAGCAGCTGCGCATCCTCGGCATTCAGGGCGATGCTCTTGTAGTCCAGGCCACCGTCCAGGATGGCAATCTTGTGCTGGTTATGGCCTGAATGAGCGTCGACCCAGGCCTTCGCCATGTCGATCTTCTTCTTCTCATCCGTCATTGGAGCGGCAGTCGTTAGGTATCCGCCGGGCGTCGAGTCGTTGCCAAAGAAGCGGGCGGCATAGTCCTGAGCGGCTTGGGAGAGTCCCAGCGATTCGCGTTGGATGGTGATTGGGGACTTTCCTATCAGACCGTCGAAGGACAAGCCGGGGATATGCAGGACTTGCGCGGGGTCCAGATCACGGGTCCCGGTATACGGAGAGGTGAAGGTATAGACCAGGTGACCAGTCTTAAGTTCGCGTCGGACGGTCATCCAGTCCGGACGCAGCGGCCACAGGGCACACGGCTGTCCAGCATAGTTATACTGGATCTCCGAGTAAGAGTTTCCCCAGAGACAGAGGTGTGCCATCATGGTTTCGCGGTAGGTGAATGACGTCATCTCCCGGTTCGGCTCGTCGTGCAGGACGTGGTAGAGCGGATGGTTCTCTGCTACTGTCTTCCCTTTCTCTCCGCGGGCATACACGATGAGCGGCATGCACGCCATAGACTCTGCCAGGACGCGCACGCAGGCATAGACGGTCGGGATGTTGATCGCCGAGTGCTCGGTGATCTGCACGCCGGACTCGGTCATGCCCTGTGATGAGAGCCACCGGCTGAATTCCTCGGTCATGTGTGACTCGGAGCGCTTTCCGAATACCCGCTGCATCGTTGTCTTGATTGACATTGCGCCTCCTATCCTTGGTACACGAACATCCCCGGATTGGCCGGCTGCTCGTCCTCGGTCTTCACGAATCGGAAGAGGGCGTCAATGACGGCCGAGATGCCGTCGATACGTTTCGTGACCTTCGCTTTGTTCGGCTTGATGTTCCCCGCCGGATCCCGCACGACCGATACGTTGTCCGCCATCCATCGAAGTACCGGGTTGCCGCCATGGGCCAATTGCTCGGACAGCATCAGGCGCTCGAACTCTTTGGCCGGCGGAGAGAGAGACTTGTATCCCTGCTGCACCTGGATGACGTCCCAACCGTCGTTCTGCAGAGATGTCGTGAACTGCGTCGCGTTCCAGGGGTCCGTAGCAGCGCCGAGAATGCCGATGTGCTGGGCCTTGCGCTCGTTGGCGTACGCTCTGATGTAGTCGTAGTCGACGACGTTGCCAGGCGTGGTGCGGATATACTCCTGGTCCACCCATGTCTGGTAATCGACCTTGTCCCGCTCGCCGCGCCCCGCGATGTTGTCCGCGGGGATGAAGAACATGGGCACGATGCCCCAGCGCCCGCCGGGCAGGAGAGGAGCCCAAATCTCGACGGCCGCGGCAATGTCCGTAGTCGACGCGAGATCGAAGCCCATGTATCCTCTGCGCCCCTCGAGAGATCCGATCGGCACCTTGCATTTGTCCCAGTACCCGAGGTCGAGCCAGCGCACGGCCTGGTGCACCCACATGTTGAGTCGCAGCTGCTTGAAGGCATTCTGCTCTCCGGGGTTGTTCAGGGCTTTGTTCGCCGCCGCGGCAATCTCCTCCGGCTTGATGATGACGCTATAGCTGGGGTTGGCTTCCCGCCACGTTGCTTCGACCGTCCAGTCGTCTTTCTCCTGGTCCGCCTGCTGGATGAAGACAAAGAACGATGGATCCACGACGTGCCCGCGGGCGATATTGAGCGCATACTCGTACTGCTCGCCGCAGATCGTCATGTCGTCGTCGCCCGCGGTGGTGATCGCCACGGTCAGCGGCTGCTCACGCGCGATCGTGGAAGGCGTGATGACATCCCACAGTTTCCTCGACTTCTGCACGTGGAGCTCGTCAAAGATGATGCATGATGCATTGATACCGTTCTTTGGCCCAACTTCGCGCGAGAGTACGCGATAGACACCGTTGTTGCTCTTGCATTCGAGCTTCAACGTGTACGGGGTAACGCGCTCCGAAAGGACAGGAGATGCCATGGACATATCTTTGGCGACCTTGAATACAATCGCAGCCTGGTCTTCGTCGCCTGCCACTGAATAGACCTGTGGCGAGGCCTCGCCGTCCGCCAGGAGATGATAGAGTGCGATGCCGGCGCAAAGTTCAGACTTGCCGTTCTTCTTGGGCACGGAGATATAGGCTGTCCGATAGAGCCGCAGGCCGTCCGATACACGCTTCCATCCGTACAGGTTGCGGAGAACGTATTGCTGCCATTCCATGTCGACCTTGAACTGCAGGCCAGCCCACTTGCCGATCGTGTGCACGAGGTACCGCTCGAAGAAGTCCACCGCGTAGTTCGCAGCCGCTTCGTCGAAGTACGCGGTATCAGCAGAGGGAGTCGGATTGATGTACCTCATCTCTTCTTCCTCTCAACGTGCAGCGCCACCTTCAATGGTGGTGTTGACATGGGCGGCTTGAATGGATCCGCAGCGCCCTGATTCTTCCGGCCGAGGTTTGGCTCACTCGACTGCGGGAGTTTGATGCCCGTTCGCGCCGATGGAGTGATGCCCAGTTCACGCGCGGACTTCATCATCGCGTCGTGGTAGGTCTTGCTGATGCCGATCCAGGGAGAAGGGTATTGTCCGCAAACATTGCCGAGCTTGTCGTACGCATAGATGATGAAGTCTGTATCCTTTACGAGGTGAATCTCAGCGTCACGCCAGCGGGCATATGCCTGGCAGTACGAAGCCACGACAGAGCGGTCGACCGGACCGATGAGCCCGTCGACCTTCGACAAGTAGCGCATGACTCGGACCCATTCCGTCTTTGCATATCCGGTCAGCCAGGCAGGACACGAAACGGCGCCCGCTGCGAACTTCGGCTCGTCCAAGTTCTTGACGCGCCCGCTGCCGAGCTTTTTGACGGCAGAAGGTTGGGCTTTCGGGCCTCTTCTACCCATTTCCACCCCATAGGGGGGTCAAAACTCGGACATTCGTGGTTTCGTCGCCCACC